GCTTCGGTGGCGGCGCAGGCTCTCCTTCGCCAAACTGCTTCTCGAATTCGGCCTCGTACCGTTCCATCGGGTCCGGCGGTTCGGTTCTCGGCTCGGGGTCTTTTTGCTCCCCGCCGAAGATCGACTGCCAAAGCCCTTTCAGGCGATCTATCAAACCGGCCACTTAGTCGCTCCCGTCGGGTCTTTGATGGTGCCGAGGCTCGTGCCGTCCGAGAAGTCGAGCATGGCAATGACCTGGAACTGGACGAGTCGCTTGCCGTCGCGTGTCACTTGGAAGGGTCGCACACCCATGATTCGCATCCAGGTCAGTTCCCAGTAGGTCGAATCGGTCATGTAGAAGTTGACGATGCCCTGAGTTCCCTCGGCCGGAATGTTGGCTGGATCGTCCGAATCCACCCGCCAAGTGCAGATCGCGTTGACCGGGGCCGCCGCGTGGTAGACCACGCCGTCCGTGGAACTGTTCACGTAGGCGATCGGCTCGCAGAACATGCGCAAATTGCGGTAACTCACGTTGTCAACGGCCGATCCGGCGAAGTCGATACCGAGACCCTTGTCGCAGAGAACAGCGGGGATGGCAGTATCAGTCGCCGAAGCTGCGGCAGAAGCCAGCGTCGAAGCGGAATGAAACCGCACCGTGGTCTCGATATAAGTTGACTGCATCGGGTCGTCAGTGATTTCGATCTCACTGCACAGCGCCGTACCCGAGAACGATTTCGACCCAGTGTTGACTGGACTGGCCACGAACGTGAATGAATCGTTGACAAATCGAGTTGTCTGGGCGTAGACGTTGTACTCGCCCTTCCAATACTCGTTGCCGCAATAGTGGATGAACGCCCCGCCCGACGTGCCCATCACGGCCGGCGTGAGTTGATCGTAGTGTTCGATCATCCATCCGAAAACGTGATCTTCGCCGGTAATGGCCATGCTCTTGCCATAGTCGATCGCCATATGGGGACTCCTGTTTTGGGGCTAATTGACGAGTGCAGTGTGCTGGAACCAGCAATCGCACTGGCCCACCCAGGCCGCTCGCCAGCCGTTGGGTTTTTTACCTACCAAGAAACTCTGGTCTACGCTCATCGTGTCCACGTTCCGGCAGTAATAGTTCGCATCCAAAACGAGCGTTGCCCGGAGTTTCGGTTCCCAGTTGAGCAGCGCCTTGTAAATCTCCCACTGAATGTCCAGAAACGTCGCATTGGCCGAATCGGTCAGCCGCACCCAGACTTCCCATTCGACCACGAGAAGCTGGCACGAACTGTTCGGCCTATCCGCTGGCTTCAACTTGGTAATGACTACGGCCGCTTCCGGACTCAGCGGTACGGCTTCGACTTCCCAACTGAGAATGTCTTCCGCCGAACTGGAGTGCTTGATTCGGTTTTGCTCAGCAACCTTCGTGCTGAAACTCGACTGGTCGGTATCCTCCAGCATCGCCCACACGGCGTCGTAGATATCACGCAGCGGATTCCCGGTCAGAACCATTACAGTTCCTCGATCGTGACTGTCCCCTGATCCGCGACCCGCCGATGCACAGAACGCCGTCCGCCCACAAACCGACGCCGTGTTGACGGGCTATCGGTGTTCTTGGCGCTGGCAAGGCTCTGCTGATACGCAGTTTCACACGCTTGGATATCCCACGTCTTCATCCGCGTGAGTTTCGCGTACTCTGCGCGGCAACAGTCCAGGAAGGCATCGTAAGCGTTCACGTCGATGTCGATCGGGTCGCTGATCTGGTATTTCACTCCCGACCTAGTGGTGACGATGTTCCCGTCCAGCGTCAGCGCAAGCGCGCTTGTCCGCGAGAGAATCGACCGCTGTTCGGCATACGGATACATTCCCGTCCAAGCGGTCGGCACGTTCGTCCCATCCGTCCCGATTCGGATGATGGACCCGGCAACATCCGACGCGAATGCAGTAGACGTGCCCGTAACCGTCGCCGCTCCCGCCGTCACAGCGATCGTGCCGGCCGAATCGTTTGTGGCCTTGCCATCGTACTTCAGTTGGCGTGGTCGGCGACGGTACACATAGTCATAGGTCTGCGCCGCAGACACGACGCCGTGCGTATAGAGGGCCATCGACCCGTACAAGTCCTGGGCCGGTGCAATGCAGTAGTAATACACGTCGCCGCCGGTCTCGAATTCGTAGCGGTGCAGCCGCATCATCATGTCGTAGGACGTTTCCGTGCCCAGGAGCCAATCCGACTCCTCCATCGGCTTGCCCATCGAAATGAAGTCCGAGGGCAAAGGATAGCGCCACTTGAAGCAGGTGTAAGTCTCACCAGCAGCTATGTCCCCGGTCGGGCACGTCACTGCGTCCAGGGTGACAACGGTATCGCTCTTGCGCTGGTCGATGTCGCAGATCAACTCGTCAAAACGAACTGCCCAGTTCTCGGCATCCGACGGCCAAGTGGCCCCGGTAAGCGTCAACTGCCTTTCGTAAGTGCCTCCTGTATGGTCGTATTCCAAAGTACCCGTTGTCTGATACGCCTCCAACTTGATCCGGCCCCGCGCGCGGAGATACCGCCAGGGAAAGTCGCGGACGAACCGGCGGTAGGCTTGTGTGACCGCCAACCGTCGCGTCTGGTCTGCGGAACCCGCACCGTAGGCGCGCCCAAACTCAGTCAGGGCGTCCATTGCGTCGGCGTAGGTATAAAGTTCGACGGTGCTCATGCTTTCCCCAGTGCTCCCGCCAGTTTCTCTGACGTGGCCTCGAACAAATCGCGCCGCTTCTTCGGCGCAACCTTGCCGCCGTGCTCCCGCTCGACGATCTCGTCCACCTTATCGTTCACAAGCGCACTGTCTGGACGGTAAGGGCCGGTATTGATCGGTTCCCGTTCTCGCGGCTTCACCTTGACCATGCCGTCCGCGCCGCGCCCTTGCTTCTCCAATCGCCGCTTGATCTGATCCTTAGCGTCACCAGCGTCCACCCATCCCTCAGGCGCAAACGGTGGCCTTCCCGGCTCGACGAGACTGCCGACGAAAATCTTGCCCGTAGGATTGATCCCGTAGCGACGGGCATAGGCGTATCCGCGCCGCCGACTGTAATCATCCATGAAGCCGTCTCCCTGGCCGCGAACGAAAGTCGTGTTGGTGCTGAGGTACGGAACCATAGGGATTCTTTCCATGACCATGCTGCACGATCCGCATTCAACTGGTATGTGTGAACCGCGACACTCAAATATTTCCGCTCGCAGTCCGCAGTTGGGACAACGGTAGTCTTGATAGCGAAACATCACCCTTTCTCCGGTGGCGGTTGGCTTGGTTGAGCGGGTTGAAGTTGCAGAGGCGGGAAGTACAGGCGCTTGAGCTTCCCGCCCATGTCGAGCGCTTCGTCCACGATGTCCAGGAAGGCGTTCAGTTGCGACGGATCACCCGTTCCTGTCCACGCTTGGGCCAGGAGTGGCGAGACTGTCTGGCTTAGCGTCTGGAGGTCGCCGATCTGTTTCTGCTTGTTCTTTCGCCGTCCGCTGCCGGCTTCGATGCTGTAAGACACGTCGGCCACGGCCTCGGCGGGATTCTTCGTGTTGACCAGAAGGGACCAGAGCTGCGACAAAGGCCCAAGTTTCGTAAGATCAGCCTCCTCTGCGTGCGGATCGAAGCCTTCGCCAACTATCTCGCCAAACAACGGCGCAACCACGCTCGGGTCCGTGTGCATCCGGGCGGCTGCGCCCTCTTTCGCTACAACTGCTGAGTTAAAAGCCTCTAGCGCGTCGGCGTAGTCATCAGGCCGAGATGAGACTCGCTGTTCGCGCACGCTCATCTCGGTTGCACTTCTCGGCTGAGTTTCGCCGACATTTCCCTGCATCAGCGGGAGCATCCCGGTCATTTCCTGGAATGTTGCCTTGGCAAGAGGCTCGATCTTCCAGAGGTCCGGGTTGAGTCCCGGCAAATCGAGAATTCGCACAAACTCTTCGCCGATCTCGCCCGAGCACTTCACGATCTCCAGGTCAAGGCCGTACTCCAGTGCCTCATCAAGGGCCAGGTCCACACCAGCCTTGATAAGCACGAGGGATCGCGCCTCACGGCGCACTCGGCACATGAGGTACGCCCACAAGTGGTCGATAAACACCTGGAGAGGAGCGGCGGCCTCAAGTGGACTCGACGGCCAGGGCGAATCGGAACTCGGCAAGAAGTCCAGATTGCTACACGGGAAGGGATTGTTGATCTCATCGTAGAACGGGATAGGCCAACTCAGCCGTTGCTCAAGTTCCGTCTGCGTGGCAATCTCTGCAATGTCGGGCGGCAGATTGATCGGGTAATCCACTCCCGGCACGAAGATGAGATAGATGTGCTTCCCGACGGATTCCAGCTTCGCCTCAAACTCCTTGAGATCGTCGGCCGCGTCAGCGAACTTCTGGCCGATACCAGTCCGCGAGTAAACGCGAAGGTACGGACAAATGCTTCCGGCCGAATCATCGTCGCCGAAACGCACCGGCAAATCAGGTGAGAGCATCTGCTGCTCGCGGCGCTGAACGTGGTCGCGGAGCATTTGCTCATCGACGCCGTATTCTTCGGCCAACTCCCAGAATGGAGCTTCGGAATAACGAGCCACGAACCCCGCATCACGAAACTGCCGGCAGTTCCCGTCAACAAACTGGTAATCCACCGTTCCCTGAAACGAGGCCGGGATACCATCGCTTTCGGGCAACCCCGTAGGGCCGCGGTGCATTTCGTGCCACACGATACCCCGGCCCTTCACCAGAGCTTCTGGTAAGACGCGCCGCTGCTCTTGCACCAAGCCATATTCGCCCGGGGTCCAGTTGAGGAACCACTGCATCAGCCATGCGCGAATCTGGTCGATCAGCCGCGTTTCTTCATGCCGGGGAATTGCTTGACTCAGTAGCCCGACAACGGTCCCAAGCAACGGGCTAAGTTGCGGCGGTGGTTGGCCCGTCTGTTGAGCGATCATCGTTGCCTGCATGAGTTGCTGCGGGAGCATCATCAGGTCCGCGGGCAGCGCTGGCCGGCTTGGAGACACCGTGCGGTTTGGCACCTTGCTCAGAATGTACGGCACCATCACCTGGACGAACTGGGCCGAGAGATTGATCCGCGGCTGATAATGCGGATCGTCGGCATCCGGGAAGAGAAACGCCCAATCCTCGATCTTGAACTGATTCTGCCCCCGATAGAGTTCGGAAAAACTCTTGCCTAAATATCCCCACATCAGGCGCGCACTCTCCCCAAACCGCTTTTCCTTGACGGCTGCGGCGTACCGAATCTGCTTATCCCAGATGTCGGTAATCGAACGGAGAACGGATTTCCAATCTGTCGCCATCTGCTACTCAATTCGCATCGGGACTTTGCGGGGCCGGCCCGGACCTCTGCGCTCAACTGGCGGAGGCGTGAACTTGGGCTCTTCGGGGTCAGCCGCGATTTCGTTTCGTCGCGTCTCGGCTTGGAGTAGCCGTTGGACGGTGGCCTCAAGATCGACCATGCGCTCCATCAGTTGTCGATGCTCGGCCTCCTGGGGCGCAATGTCCCACACGCCGTTGATCTCTCCCGCGAACGCCGGATCGAACCGTTGCGGGAGTTCTGCGCATATCGGATCGTGCCGGTGGTAGCACTCCAATCGTTCCCGAGGCTTGCCATTGACCCAATACGCCACGTCGATTTGCGATCCATCCCCGTGGATAGCCGCGCAAAGACCAAGCACAGGAGCACTCCAGCGCGGTGTGGCATCGACAAGAACGCGATCGCCGACACGAACCTTAGGGGCTACGAACCCATTCATCACGAAACTCCTACGGTGAGAAACTTGCCGAGCCTTCGGCCTTGCGACTGCTGGTGTTGGCGTCGGCGCTTTTGGTTAAGGCGATCGACCAGTTCATGGTTGACGCCTACGCGATCCTCGGGCGGCCTCCGATAACGCGGGCCGAAGGCTGCCAGATATTCCAGTGTTTGCACGGCATCCTCTCGTCCCTCATCAGCCTGGTTTTCCCGCTTCCCGCGATCATTGGTGCGGGCGAACCGAATCTGCTGGTCCAACTCAGGAAACACACCCCGCATGACTTTCAGAACAGGCTCGTTTACGCGACTGCCCGACATCCGCAGTGTGAGCCAATTCATTAGGGCCTGCTGTCTTGCCGGCACATCGTCAGAGCCGGGCCAGAATCCGCCGTAGGGCATGGGGCCTATTGACCGCGGTTGCAGTCCGACTCGGGCGGCGGCCTCGAAGTATTGCTCTGCCACATTCTTTCCGGCCCCGGGCGGATGTTGACGGCCCATTCGCTGGTCGATGACGAACGCCTCGAAGACCGCGCCACCAGAACGCCGCTTGACTTCCTCGGCCCAAATGTCGGCAGACAACCCGGAGTCGCTGCCGCTCATAATCCAGCCGCCATAAATCCACACGTGGTGCTCGTCCGGGTCCACAGCGGCCAACAGCGTTGCACAGAACCGCGTGCCTGGGTCAACCACCAGATAGCGGGCCCAGTGCGGCGGAATCTCGAAAGGCTCGCAGCCATGCTTGCCCATCGGGTCGTAGGTCGGGTAGATACGGCGAGCGAGCATGATGTACTCGCCGTAGTACCGGGCGCGAAGTTCCGTCTCGTCCAGAATTGAATCCCGGAAGATTTGTTTGCGCTGGTCGCTGATGTACGGGTTGTCGTCGAGCAGGAGCGTGAACCGCTCCACCCAATCGACGCCCATATCGGCCTTCTCGCGCAGATCGTAGAGCTGGATGCCACCGGCCAATGGCGTTGCCGACCAGATGAATCGGCCTTCCTGCGCCATCAGACGCGGCACGCTCTCGTTCCACCACGCCTCGGCCTTGTCGATTTCCTCGTCGAAGACGATCAAATGCCCCTGAAAGCCTTGACGGATAGGCCCTTTCGAGGAACGGAACAGAATGCGCGAACCGTTATGTCCCTCGACGAGACGCGGGATGCCAAGACCGGCGGACTGGTAGGCGACTCGACGGACGTAACGACTCGGGAGGAGCGGCGGTGAGTTGAACCACTCGGCTTTTCGGACCAGATCACTGGGATCGACGTGCTTTGGATCATTCGGATCGGGGCGAACCGAGCGAACCTTGCCCGTCTTGCGATCTCGGATCAGCTTGAACTCGCCTTCGCGCGTGAGCTTCGACCAGATAGGGTCGCTGAGATGGTCCGCGTCGAATCCAACGAGCATGATCCGGCAGTTCTTCTTCGGGTACTTCCCGTAAGGATCAGTGCCCGTGAAGGCACGGACGACTTCCATGAGCATCAAAAGCGTCTTGCCGGCTTGGTTCGCCCCGTCGATGATGCGCGCAATTGCGCGACTGGCGAAGAACCGTTCGGCAGCGGGGAGGGCTTGATAGGTCCGAATCGCCTCGGTTTCAAGTCCGGCGATCTGGAGTTTCAGCCTATTGATGCGCAGTTGCCGCAGGGCCTCTGATACCTCGCGGTCATCAGGCGATTGCGGGAAGTCCGGAACGACGATCGGCGCGTCAACAAAAAATCGCGGGTCAACCGTCGGAATCGGAGGCTTCGTTGTCACCCTCGGCTTCAAGTTGCTCAAGTTTCTGTCTCAATTCCTCAAGGTTCTGCTCGTCCTCGGCCGTTCCAAACTGTTGGAACAGGTCCAGGAGTTGGCCACCCATGCGGATGCTCGTCGGACTGCCAGGCTCGGCATCTCGGTAGTCTTGAACCAATCGCTCTGCAAAGGCTTCAGGACCGCCAAGTCTGACTTGAAGACAATCCACTACCTCTTGGAGAAACTTGTTATAGTTGGCCATATCACGGCTCGATCAGGATGTTGTCGTGTTGGCGGGATCGAATTCGTCGGCTTCCTGCCACTTCCCAGGCTCCGACGAGTAAGTTGCGCCCGTCCGGCATAGCGCGTACTTCATCAGTCATCTTGGCGTCGATTTCCACGCGCGAGCCTCCAGGAATCGAGCACAACACTTCCGCGTGCTCGTCATAGGCCAGCAACTCCAGAAGGCCCTCACCGATCTTGACTTCGATCCGGCAGAAGTCCCGGTTTGTGCCTCGTAGTGGCGTCAAAGTCGGTTGCGAGGCGAGGATGCCGCGGACGAGTGCATGGACGCCTGGGACAAAACCTGGAAGAACTCGCGTGTGCTCAGCCATCGTTTCTGATTGCATAGGTCACAGTGTTCGCCCCTAGCGCATCGGCACCGTTGAAAGGGAACGGCCTTGTTGACTTCCTGATAGACCCGCGCTATCAGTCTTTGCGCCTCTTCCAACCCAATCTGGTCGCCCCCAGGCTGATAACTGAGAGCGGCCAGTGAGTTGGACATGTACCACAGCGTGCGCAGCCACTCCCGCAGTTTGACTTGCGTCTGCTTGACATCGGGTAGCCGGTCAAGCCCATCGGGTTGGCTGTAAGCGCTGTCACTCATTTACCCAGCGGCTTCCGCGCCTCGGAACGACACGTCCATGAAGACAGTCGCGGCGGTCGCTGCACTCCACGAATCGGCCGGAACGAGCGTGCCGAGAACGGTTTCCCCGGCGGCAGCGGCACCATCCTTGATGACGCCGGCATTCGTGCTGGCGACGTTCATGTTGGAGGCAAGGCTAGCGACCGTGGCCGCCGTAAGAACGTCCACGACGCCGTAGAACACGCACCAGAAGATGTCGTCGTCCGGGATCGAGTCGCCGACTGTGTAGGCGTCGTCCAGGGCGAGGCACAAGCCACCGGCCGTGTTGTTCGGGAAAGTCCCGATCCGCCGCGGCAGATCGTAGGCGTCCGTATTGGAGAACTTGCAGAACTTGCGGGCCACGGTGATCGCCGCGCCCGTGTCGTTCTTCACTGCGATCAGCCCCACGGGCATCCCGGTGTTGTGAACCGTATCCTCGACCCAGAAGGTATGCCCCTCCAGGCTCTTGATGACGGTATCGTCGAGAGTCAACCAACTGCCGTCGTTGAACGTGTCGCCACGCTCGAACGGCAACGTATTCTTGATGCACACAGGCATGTTCAACTCCTATGAAACGATGTAGTTGTGGGTCCTCGCGTCACGCCGGATTCGGCTTACGTGCCGCTTCCACCGATCGCCTCGAACTTGTTCTGGAAGCACGGGCTGTCGGTGCGCAACTGGACGTAGGCGTCCAGCTTGAGTTTCTCCGTGGAAGTGTCGATGTCGGTGTCCTTCTCCAGAACCACGAGGTCGTCCTGCATCGACATCAGTTCGAGGTGTTCGGCAATCAGCGCGTAACCGCTGGCTTCCGGCACGCCGTACTCAGAACCGTATTCGATGCCGTTGTACGCCAACCGCTGAATACCGGGGTCGAGCTTGTGGTCGTTGTCCAGCACCTCGAACCGCTGGACGGAGACCATCGAGTTCTTCGCCTCCATCAAGAGATGGGGGTGAAGCAGGTAGAGGTCCGGCCGCTCGCCGTGGATGACATCGACGTAGGTCTCCATGTAGTTGGTGACTTCCTGCCACTGGTACTTCCAACTGTGGGTCGAGCCGCTCGACGGCGTGAACCCAGTGTTGGTGTAGTCCACGATCAGCGGAGACCAGGCACAGTAGCGCGTTGACCCGGTGCCCGCAGGGAATCCATAACCATCCGGCGTAGTCCAGGACCCGCCCAAGCCGGCGAGCGCCGTGCTCAGATTGGCGTAGGTGTCGCTCGGATTGGCGACCTTGCCGTTGGTGACGACCGAACCGGTATGTCCCATCCATGATTCGAAGCCCATGACATCCTCTGCCGTCGCGGCGGCGTAGC